AGTCTAGGATAGTGTACTGACCATCCGTAGGAATCGTCCCAATATAGCTCAATTTGAACCTCCATTATCTGTAATTGTGTTTCCGTCTGCTACCCATTCTAGTATTTCTTGGTAGTGTCTGTTTGATTCTGCATTTTGAATTAAAATAGTGCTTTTATCACCATTACTCCAAATTATTTCATAATGTGTTTTTGTAGTTGCACCTTGATAATCAGTTGTGTACCAATATTGTATATTAGATATTCCCATATTTATAACTCCGCATCTATTGTGACTGCATTAGTAGCCGCAGGGAAAGATACCACCGCAGGTCTTGATGATGTCATTCCAGAATATCCCCCTAAATTAATACATAACATATAAGAATTTGCTGCTTCAGCAGTTAATCCAATACTACCCGCACCCGCTGATAAAGTTTGAAATCCATCTATAGTACATCTTTGCATAGGCACACTAGAATTTTTTGTAATTGTTGGATTGCCAATTCTTAAAGGTGTAGCTAAAGAATATCCCACACCAGATATAGCAGTTGATGACGCAGTAAATCCAGAAAAAAAAGCATCACCATTTCTTCCGTTATTATTAATTACTGTAAAGTATCTTTGACACCTTTGAAAATTTACATCAAAAGGTATAAACTCAAAATCACTAGCAGATGTACCTTGTTCTAATTGAACTGAGTCATATTCCCAATTTGCACCAGAGGCTAAACTTACAGAAAAATTAATTTCTAAAAAATTAGAAGTTCCAATAGTCTTTGATGACATATCACTTGCTGTAAAAGTAATAGTAAATCTTTGTCTTGATGTAGTAATTGTTTTATTTTGACTACCAGCAACTACTCTATTAACTGTAGTGCTACCCCCACTACCATAGTTTTCAAAAACTCTAGTATCTAAAGTACAGCTTGTTGATGCTTTAGCATAAAAACTTAAAATAAAACTATCATTGTTAAATTGTGTTATATCTTCTATACGAGTACCCATAACAATTTCTTGTGTAGAACCATTAGAATTAAGCACTTTTAATGATTTGTAAGTTTTGTTATCTACTTGAGAGATATCGGCATTACCTATAGCACGATAATTCATTTTCCACCTGTCTATAGTGTAATCTCCACTAGCTACATTTGTAAAAGATGTACCTCTTTGTGCTACAGATATATCACCATTAATAATTCGATTTCTAAATGGAATATCATTAAAAGCAGTTTTTGTAGTAGTAACTGCATTATCTGCTATCTTAGCTGTGCTTATAGCTGTATCAGCAATCTTAGCTGTACTAACAGCTGTGTCTGCTAACTTAGCTGTAGATATAGATCCGTCTGCTATATCTGCACCAGTAAGTATAGATCCTGTAGGTGTACGCCCAATATATCCCAACTTATGTAATCTCCATTATTGATAATGCTGCATCTATTTTTGCAGAAACAGAACAATCAACTTTTACAACATCTGTAGTTTGTAATACCACCTTAGAACCAGTTAGTACTTCAAGAGTACCACCAACTGGAATAGGTGCATTTTTAACTACAAACACAGTTTGATTTGTTTCTGTATCAGAAGTGTCTGATTCAATCTTTACACTAACATTTACAGCTGATGTATGAATATTACATAGTAATAATCCTAGTACTACCGAAGTAGTAGAACTTGGTACTGTGTATAGTGTTAAAGGTGTACCAGAACTAGATGGCATAGCATCATTAGTTTTTATTTTAAATGTATTAGCCATTCTATCCTTTCTAGCCTAATGCTATTGCTAGAGCTGTAGCATCATCTAACGAAGCTCCAGAACCAGCTATTGTTAATGTTTCATTACCACCATCACTACCTTCTGTAAAGGAAATGTTGCTTCCAGCTACTAGCTTTCCATTAAGAAATCCAGCAGTTGTATCATTACTTGACACTTTTACTAAAGCATCAGTATCAGCAGAAATGGCTACCCAGGCACTACCATTATAGAACTTTAATAGATTGCTTGTGGTATTGTAGAATAAATCACCTTCATCTAAAGATGATGATGGATCACTAGATCCGATTCGATATTGGTTAGCAAATGTATTTACATTTGTAATATTACTAGCAGTAGTATTAACATTAGAAATATTAGATGCCACAGTAGTAACATTAGATGATACACCAGCGACAGTAGTAATATTAGAGTTATTACCAGCTACAGTATTAATATTAGAAGAATTAGAATTTACAGCATTTATATTAGTTTCATTAGAGTTTACAGCACTAACTGCACTTGATATCCCAGCAACTGTAGTAATGTTACTAGATATACCAGCAAGAGTATTCATGTTAGTTACATTAGAAGATGTAGCTAAAGTGTTCATATCACTTACTACATCTGAAGTAGCAAGGGTATTCATGTCAGATACTACATCAGCAGTACCTAAAGTATTCATATCTGCAACAACATCAGCAGTTGCAAGAGTGTTCATATCAGAAACAATGTCAGATGTGGCTAGAGTATTCATATCTGATACCACATCAGAAGTTCCTAGTAAGTTCATAGCAGTTACAGTTGCAGAACTTGCAAGTGTATTCATATCGGAAACTACATCAGTAGTTCCTAAAATAGCCATATCTGCTACAGCGTCTGATGTACCTAGTCTACCTATCTCTGTAGCTTTACCAGCAACAGTTCCAATATCAGTAGCATCAGCAGCTACACTACTTACATCACTAGATATACCAGCTACAGTAGTTACATTACTTGCTATACCACTAACTGTAGTAATATCTGATGCAATACCAGCAACAGTAGATACATCTGTAATTGATTGTGAAAACTCTAAAGCATTACCAGAACTGTTTACAGATAGTATTTTATTAGCTACTAACTCAGGGAATGTCAGGTTAAATGCAGTTGATGTAGATATCTTAGCTTTTGGAGAAAATAATATATCTCTCTCATTTTGCTGAATCATAGCAATAATTTTGTCTAGTTCAGTATTAAGTGTTTCTATTGGAAATGTACCAGATACAGGAAAGTCAGATGTTCTAGATACAGCTAAGTTTCTAGATATAGTATATTTATCATTAACAGTAGCACCACTACCAAGTGTAATAGATCCACCACCTGATACACCAGCACCAGTAACAGAATACTGAGTAGCAGATGATGGACTAGCTGTAAGTGTAAGGGTAGTATCTGCACCATTAGATGCAGCTGTTTTAATGACTGTAAGATCGGAATCAGCAAAAAACTCAAAGGGTACTGTAAATGATGTCTGCCCACCAGTAGCTGTATACTGTATTCTAGGGGATGTGTCTGATATTGCTAATGCCATTTATCTTATACCTTTTTCTAGTTTGTCAAATATACTATCTAAATACCATATATTTTGAAAAGGTAAAGTTTTTCGTATAGCTCTAGCTGTAGTATAGTCATGTTTACCTTTACCCCAATCCATCATTATATCTGTTAAGTTAGCTACATAACTAGCAGTTGGTCCTAATAAACCTACTTTTTGTTTTAATGTAGGTTGATATGGTCTACCAGCACCTAATGCTGGTGCTAAACCTAATCTATTGTTAGATAATGTTTCTACCATTCTATTAACATCACTAAATATGCCTAGTATTGCAGATCTTTCTATAGCTGATACTAATTTATCTCCAAACTTTTTTTTACTATAATCTCTTCCAAACTGTCTATTTCTCATAGCATCTACCATAGCACCCATAGATACTAAGGCTACAACACCTATCATAAAGTTTGCATCTCTTTCTTGCATACCTCTCATTAATACTCTTTGTGTAGCTGCCATACCAAACTTTTTAAATTGTGCTAAAACACCACCTATCTCTGTATTCATCCATAGTGGTACATCACCTTTACCTGGAGTAACAATAGTAATATTTATATCTTTTTGTAATGCTGATAAGTATGTATCTCTAGCTGTTTTATCAGTCCAATTATCTGCTCTTGCTACTCTTAGTTGTGTATAACCAGCAGATTCTCCAGCACCTTTACCCAAACCAAATTCAGTATATTGTGCATATATTTTTTTAGCCATCTTTTCATCTATAAATAAATTTTTAAGTTGTGCTCTAGCTTTTTCACTAATTTGTTTACCTTTAGCTATTGCTTCTACATAATCTAATATTTTTGATCCATTAACTAAACTAGCTATGTTTTTAACACCAGTATTCCAAATGTTCATAGCGTTAATATAACTAAAATAAAAGTTGGTTAATTGACCACTTTTTCTTTCAAGCGTATTCATTAATCCAAATATATCTCCAGTATCTGCAAACAATGCAGCTCTAGTTCCTAAAAACATATCAGTTGCTTCTCCAGTTAGTTGAGCATCTGCTCTAGATAACTTAATCATTCTCCATCCCATATCTTTAAAAAATGCTTCATATAATCTACCGAAGTTTCTTTTTATACCATCTGCCATCACTACTCTTGCTACATCAGGTACAGCAGCTAATATTCCTGAAAGATAAGTCATAGCTGTAATATTTTTTGCTACTCTTATTCCTGATGACATAGCAGAGGATGGATCAGCAGATAAACCATATGTTCCTCTTAATAATCCTACATTGGATTCTAAATCATCCATAGCTTCTACCATTTCTCTTCTAATGGCATTTTTATCACTTTTGGTTTTTGCTCTTAATATTTTATCTTGGTAGTTTTTATATACTTGTAAAAGTCCAGGTCTAAAACCACCAGCAGAAAAATTTAATCCTAGTCCTCCAGGATCACCAAATTTTTCAGTTAATACAATATCAGGCATAATAGATCTATAATATCCACGCATCAAACCAAACACATCTCCTTCTATAAATCCTTTAGCTATTAGTTCATCATCATTTAAGTTTAACCTTCTAGCTTTAACATGATCTGATATACCGAGTGGTGTTGATATATATCCTTCTTCTGATGCAATAATTTTTTGCCATTTTTGTATTCTATAAAAAGGTTGTTGTGTAAGTATACCATCAACTATATCTACAGCTTCTGCATACTTAGCATTAGGATTTTCTTTTAGTAATGCCCTATGTATAATTTTAGTAAACTCTGTTTTTCTTTTTTTAATTATATCTTTCTTATAAAATCTTGGTAAATAGTTCTTTCTTAATCCTGTATTTGTAGAAATATATTTAATTTTAGCTTCTATTTCTTCTATTTTACCTTTTATAAAAGCAGTACTAAAATCTTTACCTTCTATTTTAATACTATTTAAACCTTGTTTTTTCATTAAATCTAATTTGCCTTTCCAAAAATCTAATTGTTTAAAAGGCATAATTAAAAACAAACCAGAATCATCTGCTCTAGTACCAATAGTATTAAAAAAATCTTCTCTTATCATTCTAGCTGCTTGTACTACTTCATCATCTATTTTTGATGATCTATTTACCAATGCTCTAGAAACAGCAGCTCTAAACTCAGGAAATGACATAATACCATCTTTTGAAACACCCATTTTTCTCATTGTTCTAGATACTCCACCAATATCTTTTTGCATTTCTTTTGCCATTCTTGCTAAATATTTATCGTACATATCTTCAACACTTCTCATAGATGCAACAATCATAGCTTTACCTCTATTAATTTCATTTTCTATAGAAATAGTTGTAGCACCACCTTTTAAATCAAAGTTCTTTTTTTGATATAAAGGTATTTCTAATAAATCAGTTACCATCTGCCGAGCTGTTAATACACTTTTTTGTAAACCTCTAAATACAGAAGTAAGTGGTGTATCTTCTAAACCTAATAAAGTTTTAGATATTTCTTCACCTAACATTTCTTCATTATAACTTTTTTGTGCTTCTACCCCTCTAGTTCTAGCAGCACCAGCACTTGATGTAGTAGGTTTTTCATTAGGATCTAAATGTCTTGGATCTATACCTTCTGCATCTAATTCATCTATACTTTTTTGTACATTACTTTTTTCTAAATTATTTGCACTATCTGTATATTTTTCATACCTAGCTAAATCCTTTGCAGTTTGTAAACCACCTATTCCATTTAATTTATTAATTAATCCAGGCAATAAAAAAGATGTACCCATAATAGCTAATCCAATGTTAGTATCTCTTTTTTTATCTAATAATTGTTTTGTCATTTCTTCAGCTGACATAGCATAACCAAGCCTTGTTGGAGACATAAATGTTTTACCACCAGCAGTAACATTTAATAATTTAGCTCCTGTACCAGCTAATAATAAAGTTGTAGGATCAGTTACAGCTCCAGTTATTGTACCTATAACAGATAAAGGAGATAATACATTTCTTACTCTATCAACTTTAAGTTCTTTAATTAATCTTGTTGTTTCTGCATAGCTTTTTGATTTTTCAAAATATGATAAAAAATCATTATATTCTGTAAGTAATCTTTGATCTTCTAAATATAAATAATCAGGATCTTCTACCTCCTGTTTTGTTTTTTCTAAATAATTAGAAACAGCTATTCCAATAAGATTTTCTCTATTAAAAGATTCTGTAAATATTGTGTATGCTTCTCTTGGATTATTATAAAGATTTTTAAAAAAAAATTCTCTTTGTACTTCTGTTTTGCTAGGTTCGTCTGCTATTGATTCAAGTCTATAACTACCTTTTTTTACTGTCATTGTAATGCAACTTCAGGTGGTTCTTCAGGATCTGTAATTAATTGTGTATCAATATATTTATCATACTCTTGTCTTAAATTTTCCCAGTCATAATGACCAAGTGTTACAAACTCTGCAAATGGTTCAAGTAAAGTATCTGTAATAGGTCTACCTAATTCAAATATTTCCATTAACTCTCTTTTCATATGTCTAGGTAAAAATGGTAATGCTTTATTAATAAATGAATTTTTATCTTGTAATATTGTAGAATGTCTTAAATATTTTACATCACTAAATGTTTTAGGAGAATCTGGATCTATATTAAATGTTACTGGTTCTACATCAAAGGTATAACTTTCTTCATCACTTTGTAATGGCATACCATGAAATGTAGCATTAGGATTTTTTATAAAAATTAAATATTCAGGAGTATTACCACCACCTATTGGTTTAAATTGAAAATCTTCTAATACTTCATAAATATCTCTTACAGTTGGTTCTTTATACTCTCCATTAGGTGCATATAAAAAACCTAAATTATCCATAAACCATTGTTTGTCACCTTTTAACTTTTCACTATTTTGCATATCTGTTAATGCAATCTTAACTTGTGTTGCTAAATAATATCCAGCATCTTTACCAGTATATCCATTTTTAGTCATTGTAGTTTCAATACCATGTTTCATTAATGTTGGTTGTCCTAAATCACTACTTAACTCTGATATAGAATAATTTTTTTGATACATATTTTTTAAAGCATATTCTAATATATCTGGCACTAAACCAGCAGCTATTTCATTTGCTTTTTCAGGATTAGTTTTAAATAAACCTATATCCATACTATTAGATAGTTTTGTATAAATAATATTATTTAAAAAGTCTTTAGCTTCAGGTGCAAACTGAAAAAATATTTTTGCATTTGTTGATGTAAGTGGTTGTCCTGGAATAATATTATCAATTATAGCAGCTGTATTATTCATTAATCCAACTGCACCTTTTTCTATAATATTAGGATTTTTATCTGTTACTAATAATCCTGTTTTAAATTCTATAAAATTATCAATAGGACTTGATGTTCCAGTTTTAAAACCTTGTTCTCCTTGCATACTATTCCAAAGATCTGCCCACATAGCATTTTCTGATGTATTTTGTAAAACATGTTCAACTAATATATTAGTATAACTTTCTTCAATAGTATCATTATCAATAATAAATTTTTCTATTTCTTCTTTATAAAAATTTGGATCTTTGTCTATAGCTTCTTTATTGTTTTGATAAAACTTTATTGCACCACCAACACTAGCAGCATCTAAAAATGCTGTACCATAATTATCTAATACATAATTATAAAAACTCATATCTATTTTTTCATTAAATGATGATAATGCTAAAGGATTTTCTTGTCTTAAAAATTCTAATAATTGTACACTTCTAATAATAGTTTTTGCTTCTTCACTTCCTACATCTATATCTGGATTTGTAATTATAGAATTAGATTCATCTAAATAATCATAAAGAAATCTTGGTACAATATTTTCATTTAATATCATATTTAACATATCATTTGTTTGTGCTGATCTTTGATCTGCTGGTAATTTATATTCTTCTAAAAAAACTATAGGATTAAATGTATCACTGCTGATCTCCATTTCTGCAACTTTATAGTCAGTTAAAAAATCTCTTAGTTCTTCCTCATCTTCAAATAAAGTAATATTATTCTCTCTAAATAATTTGTCATATAAAGATGCTTTATTAATATCAATATCTTCTTCCTGTAATAATTTTAAGATAGTATATTTCTGTTGTAATGTATTTATAAGATCTGCATCTTCTTCTAAATTATAATTCTTAATTAACTGTTCAAATTGAACCTCCCCAGTCAATAATAATGATTTTATATTATTTACATTACTTACATTAATTGTATTTTTTAAAAGATTTATTTGACTTGCTTGTTCATATTTAAGATTTTGATTAGCTACATCTATTTGAGCTTGGTATAATCCTTTAATTTGATCTGTTTGAGTATTAGAATTATTTATAATATTTGCAATATCATCATCAGTTAATGTAGTTGCTGCTCTAAATAATTCACCTTTTGAATATGCAACATCTAATTCATTTGCAATTCTATCTGCTTCTTGTATTTGTTCTAAAACATCTCCTCTATTAAAATCTATATTTTTATAAATACTGCTTTTAATTGCACTATATCTACCTTGTTCAACAGCAAGAAATAAACTATCTAGTTGTTCTTTTATTTCAGTATCACCAAAATTATAAGGATCTAAACTTGCTAAAACATTTAATGATTGATTAAAATCACTAATATCATTTGTAATGCCTAAAGTAATTAAATCAGTATCTAATGATATTTGTTCTAAATTTTGTGGATCTACAGCTAAATCTATTGAAGCATATTGACTTTGAATGTCTGCAATTATTCTTGCTTTATCTGTATTAATATTATCATATTGATTTTTAATCATTATTTTATCTGCATGATTTTTAACTGTATTAAATTTTGCTAAAGATTTTTGTGCTATATATTGATCTATATAATCTTTATATCTTCCAGGAGAGTTTACTAACAGAGTATCTTTATAACTTAAAATTTCTGTTTTCATTTCCTGTAAATCAGGATCTTTTGAATCTAATTGTTTATTTGTAGAATCAAATAAAAACTTATCTGCATCTACTTTAAATTGTGTTTTCCATTGTTCATCTAAAGTCTCAATTTTTTGTAATGAAAGTTTCTGACCAATTTCACCTATACCTTCTATAATATCTCCAAGATTTGACTTACTACTTTTTACTACACCTAGTTGTGGTGTAACTACAGTTGTTCTATCTCCTTTTTGAAAACCTTTTCTAACTGCCATTAGTTTCCTCTATATTTTCTATTAAATAATTCTAGTTTATTTTCTAATCTATTAAATCTGCTTGGTCCAGGATCTGTATAATATTTATAATAACTCCATCCATTTAAAGCATAAGCACTAGCATTAAATATAGAACCAAATGTAACTGATTGCCTATCTATTTTTGAATTAACAACTTGTCTATCTATTTGACTGTTTATCTGATCTGCATTTAGTCTAATGTTTGCAACATCTTTTTCTGCTTGATCTAATACATCTTGTTGGATAGCTTCAAAACTTCTACTATCATCAAGTATACCAGCTGCACCAGCAAGTACTCTATTATTTGATAATGTATTATTCATTCTTTCCATTCTTACATTCTCTTGTTGAATAGCAGCAAGTTCTGCATATTTTTTATTTTCTTCATATTGAGCTATTTGATTGTTTATAGCTTGGTTTTGATAATAACCACTAACAAGCGATCCAGCTGCTTGTGTTCCAGCTGATATAAGTAATGCTGTTTCTACACCCATTAGTATACTACCTCTATTGCCATACCTAATAATGTAAGTGGTAATGGTTCTGTTTGTGTTATTTTTACTGTAGGTGTTCTATCATATCCTAAAAAATAAAATTCTTTTTTACCAGTAACACTAGCTACAGACTGTGCTACATTAAAGTCTACTTGTCTAATAATTAAACTTTTAGCTTCTTTATCGGCTGCTTGAAGAGCAACATTTAAAGTGTTTGATATATCTACTACTGCTCTAGATATTCTTTTTATTTCTCCAGTTAAAGGACCATTCGATATATCTTTATCTATAGGCATTGTTTCTAGTGTTGGAGTATAATCAAATCCTATATTAACACCAGCAGCATGAGCTTCATTAAGTGTTATAGTATCAGATCCTGTAGTAGTAAATGTTCCCAAAGCCATTGTACCATCAACAGCATAAACTGAGGTAGATGTCAAGTGTGCTGGGGTATTATGTAGTCTACCTTGTACTATTGTTATTACTGCATTATCTGATGGAGTTGCAGCAAGATTTTGGTTTAAAACTAGCGTATATCCAGATGCTGTAGCATTTACAGTTTGAATAGTGTATTCTGTACTGTTACCAGCTATTGTAATAATATCATTAGGATTAGGAGCAGATGTATAACCATCTACATTCAAGCTAGATCCTGATTGACTACCACCATTTACCTTAGGTGCACCTTGTTGATTTAATGTAGTAACACCAGAAGAATCAAGTGTTAAAGAATCACTTTCTGCAAATTTTTCTAGTGTATATACTGTAGATCCTTCAAGAGATCTTTTTACAACACAAAATAAATTTTCATTAACAGCTGTAATACTTCTAAATTCATCACCACTTCTTGTAGTCCATAAAGTCCAACCAGCTATTTTTTCAGATCTAATACTATGAAACAAAGCAAGTGTACCATCTGTATTAGTAAAAAATGCAAACTGTTCTGGTTTTGTTGTACTACCAGTAATCATTGTCATATCTACTGGATTGTTAATTAATTGAGATGCTAATATAGAAATAGATGTTGAAGCATATGCTGTTTCTACATCTGAATATAAATATTCTCTGACTGCTTGACCATTTTTTTGAGCATATATAGTAGCACCATCAAATATAACAGGCTTTGCTCTATTACATCCATAAGGGGTTTGACGCATAAATATAATATTAGAAGGTGTAACAGCAGAAGTATCAGTAGAAGTAGGTACAAAAAATTCACCTCCATCAGTAAAAACTTGTAAATTTCTAGAACTAACTAAATGTCTAATCTCATTAACTCTATCACCAGCAACAGTAACATCTATTGCATCATCAGCAGCTGCACTACCAATATCAAAATTAAAATATTCTCCAACTTTAGAAGCTATAACAGAAGCTGGTTTATCTCTTACTCCACCAAAATATAATCTATTATCATGAAATGTAACAGCTTGTGGAAATCCTCTAATAGAAGATATTAGTTGTTCTGCCCATATAAAATGAGGACCTACTGTATCTACTTCTTCTATAACTGTTACTGTAACTACAGTAGCACTTGTATATCCTGTTACTTTTACTTGTTTGTTATTAACTAATAAATATTGTCCTACATATGCACTTGTAAATGCATTAGCACTAGCAGTTAATGTTCTACCAGTTCCTGTAGTTTTATCTGATAAAGTAACTGATACTGTAGCATCAGCATATTTAAAAAAAGGTTGTGTAGTTTTATTTGCTCCACTAACAGATACTGTTTCATCTTCTTCAAATGTAAATAAAGTAACACTAAATGAAGAGGCAGAAGCTCTGACTATTTTCACTATAGGATTGTTTCTATGTACAATAAATACTGTATCTCCAAACTGAGCATAGTTTAGTTCAAATAATTCTGATGTACTCCAGTTACAATTAGAAGTTATATTAGATTGTATACTTGCACCAGCACTATCAAATACATCTAATCTTCCATTAGATAATGCAAATACAGCTAGTTCATCATTAGAAAATATAAAAGGTATTATTCTTGAATCACCTGGTAATGTGGCTTTGTAGGTTGTGCCTGGTCTACGCATAAGACCACCTTCATCTAATAAATACCAGTTTCTTAAAGTTTTTGCTCCATTAAAGTATGCTGAAGCATCTGTTCTTGTAGCTAATAAAGGGTTAATTTCACCACTTGAAAAATTGGTGTATACAGTTCTAAGAACACTAGCCATTAGTATCCTCCAGTAGTCAATCTATCTTGTATAAACCTTTTTGTATTTAGAACACTATTAGATACTTCCTGACTATCTATGTTCTTTGCTATTCTCATTTGGTTTTCACCAAGTGTTTCAAACTGTTGAATCATTTGTGAATCTCTAGCTACAGATCCAGCAAATATTGCTGCTAATTTATATTGTAAAGCTAGTTTAAAGTATTCAGGAAACTCTGCTTCTTCCTGTCTAAATATATAATCTGCTATTAATGTGTTTGTAGAGCCATAAGAATTTACAAATATTTTATCTCCATACCTAGCATACTGTATAGGATTATCATTAACTGTTATTGTATTTAAAACAAGTAGTTCAGGACTTGCTGGTAACTGATAAGCAAACTCATATCTTCCTGTAGGTGCATCAGCTAGTAAAGAAAGTTGTTTTTGTTCTGTAGCAAACTTCCATCTGTGTCTTGATAAACAAGACTTCAGTATGTTTTCGTACATATTAGAAGCAACTAAGGCTTCTGTTGAACCATCATCAAATGAAGAAATCGGAGAAGCTCCGATCATTATGATTGCTCTTGCACATATATCTACTTTTGTATCTGCCATTTAAAAAAGGGGGGTATTAAAACCCCCCATTCGCATTATGATAATAAGGCAGTTCTTACTTGAGATGCTGAAGCTGTAGTTACAATTAAAATATCTACAACTGCATTTGATCCACCACTATTAACAATGATTACATCACCAGCGTTAAGATCGCCAGTAGATGCTAAAAAGTATTCATTGTCATCAATAGTGCCAATAGCATCACCATCAGTATAATACCAAAGTGAATTAGAATCTCCCATTTGAGATATCTTTTTCACAGGATTAGTTGTTTCGTATGCCATGATTATGCCTCCCTACATTTCTGGATTCTTACACCATCACCATCAATAAGTACTGCACCCATTGACATATATGATGTTGTTAGGTGTGCTACCTTTTCAGGTATGTAGTTTACTTCTGTTCTTACATCAGAACCTACACCTAATCCAAGAGATGATTTATGGAAAGCAAGTGTGAA